TTGGAATATTCAACGTTGAACTACGTGGAGAAGATCATCATGAAAGAAGAGGACGGTATCCGCCCGAACCTGCTTTTGGGCTCAAACCTTCAGCTTTCGGAGCTGGAGAACATCGTCGGCCCGATTCCGGCGGACAAACGCAATGCAGCGCGCGCTACCGCGTACGAACTCTACGAACGGTATCGCTCATGCGGACTGTCGCACGAGGACACCGTCGACCTCTTGCGGTCGCATTTTGGGGAGGAGGCTCAATCCGTCCGGACAAAAAACCTCATGATACGCGTATTCGAGACTATCCGCGTAGGCGGGAACTTGGCACGCATCCTCGACTACTTTGACGGCGGCGGGCCTTGGCATCTCTGACGCCAAGGCCTTAGTCATTCCGATATACTCTAGCCTGACCACCCTTCGCGCCAACGGAGGGTGGTTCTTTTTTTAGCTGGGAACCTTTAACAAAAAATAAATTTTTGAGCAACCGTTTGGTTCCGCCCCCTTTGAGATACGCGCCTCAAAAACTCTTGAGTTCCTCGTGAGTGAAAGCGCCCCGCCCCCCCTGGGGTCGAGTGATGAACGAATGCTCCAACAGGTTTAGCAGCGCAACATTTCCCTATTTCACGGCCCGCCGGGCGGCAGACCGCCGCCGCGGATCGCCATCCACACCAGCCCGAGCATGCCGACCGTGAGCAGCCCGACCGCGCTCACGATGCCCTGTCGCTTGACCGCCGCCACGCTGAGCCGCCAGTCGCGCAGGTGCTGCATGTCCGCCTGCACCTCGCGCGGGTCGGCCGCGTCGATCCCGAGCGCGATGAGCGTCTCGCGGACCGCCTCCTTGGCCGCCTCGCGGGCGATGGTGCGGACCCTTTCGTCGTCGATCTCCATGCCTCGCCCTCTCACCCGCCGCCACGCCGTCGATTCGATCTCCGTCAGCCCCGCGCCGCCTGGACGTTGAGCTTGTCCGCGATGATCCCGGCGAGTTTGCCCGGGGTCGCCCCCGTCTGCCGCAGGAGATCCGGCAGGCGCTCCTGCGAAGCGTTGATGGCGCGGGCGGCGGCGCGCGAGCGGACGTCGAGGGAGAGATCCGCCTTCCCGACCTCCGCCTGCGCGGTCGCGAGCGCGCCGGCGACGATGCGATCGAGCGCCGTGTGCAGGAGCGCGTTGGCACGCGAGGCCTCCTCGATCTTGAGCCACCGGCGCAGGCGGTCGGCGGCGGCGGCGGCGAGAATGCCGAGCAGCGCCACGATCACCTGGATCGCAAGCGAGGTGATCGGCGTGAGGTCGACCACTGTCGAAGATGGGGCCGGCGGCGCATCGGCCGCCATCGCCGTCACGATCAGAAACCCGATGATGGCGCAGGCGGCATAGATGCCGAGGCCGAGGGCGAGCGCGGCGATCACCCATCGGCCGGACCCGGCGGCGGGTCTCAGTGGGGCAAGCGGGCGTGCGCGAGGGATCATGCGAGGCATGTCGTCGTCTCCTTGTGTGTCGAGGGGATGAGGCGGGACGTCAGCCCGCCGGCCAGAAGTTGAGCCCGAGGGCGGCGGCGGTCTTGTGTCCGACCTTGCCGTCCACGACGAGCCGCTGCTCGCCCTGGAAAGCCCGCACCGCCTGCTCGGTGATGCGGCCGAACCACCCGTCCGCGGCGCCGGCGGCGTAGCCCCGATCGCCAAGTCGCATCTGCATTGCCCGCACCAGCTCGCCCTTGTCGCCGAGCCGCAGCACGCCATCACCGAGCGCCGCCTCCGGCTGCGGAGGGCGCTGCTCGAGAGCCGCGGCATGGGCCCTGGCGAGACGCCCGTCGTAGTCGTGCCGCCGATACGCAGGTCCGTTGTAGCCGCGGGCGAAGCGCGCCCAGTCATGGGCCTGCAGCGGCACGTCGAGCCGCCGGGCACGGATGAAGGCGAGCATCGTCCCGACCTGCTCGGCCTCGCTCCGCATGGCGCATTCCACCATCTCGACCACCGACGCGTGGCCGCAGAGGCGCCAATTCTCCCCGAGGGTCTGGCCGATCCCCCAGCTGCACGACATCAGTGCCGCCACCGGGTCGATTGCGCAGGCCGCGACGAGGTCGGCATAGCGCTGGTCGGCGCTCGCCGGGTAATGCCCCGGCCGCCACACCGGCCACGCGAGGCCGGCATCCTGCGCTTGCCGGCGCTTTGCCACGTCGAGGCAGCGGAAGAACACGTGCGGTTCCCTGAGCATCGTCGGCCGCCCGGACCGATCGAATCCGGTCCCCGCCGCCTCGACCTGGAGAACGGCGGCGAGCACGGCCGGGTCCAGACCGGCCGCGCGCGCCATCACCGCCACATCGTCGCGCCCGAGCGGCTCCGCTCGCCCGCGGAAACCCGCGGCGATCATCTCGTCGATCGTCATGATCCCTCGCTTCAGTGGATGGGGACGCAGGTGATCGGATAGGTCCCGCTGCGGTCGGCCGCCCGCGAGAGCACGATCGTGCCGGGTGACCCGGCGGTGCGGCCGGCGATCGTCGTCGGCTGGTCGGAAATGAACCAGTCCTCGCCGTAGATCGACCCGCGCAAGGCGTCGCCGACGAAGATCGAATCGGTCATCTGGCCCGCGAAGCCGTCACCGCGGCCCGCGTTTGTGAGCGTCGCCGATCCGGCTGTCGCCGTGGCGACGTAGACCTCCTCGGTCAGCACCAAGTCGGGCTGCACGATGATCAGGTATCCCGACAGCGCGAGATCCGAGAGATAGTTGATCTGCGTCGCCCCGGTCGTCACGTCGAGGCGCAGGTTGTTCTCCTGCTTGATCGTGACGAGCCTGTTCCCGCTGCCGTCGGGAGCACCGACGGACGTCACGACGAAGATGGTGGCGGTCGCCGTGTGGTAGAGCCCCCAGCCGACCGCCAGCCTGTAGCCGGAACCCCAACCCCACACCGCCGACTTCAGGGTGAAGCGCGCCGTGTCGATCCCGGTCCAGGTCAGGTCCTCGAGGGTGTAGGTGGAGTCCATCGCCAACAGGGCGTCGGTCACCTGCCGCAGCGTCCACAGGCGGCCGGAGCGCGCCCGGAAGCGCTTGACCGCCTGATCCTTCGGCATCCGCGCGCGACGTCCGGCGGAGGTGAAGAAGTAGAGCTCGTCGCCCATCCGCCTCGTCGAGAGAGCCCCGTCCGCGTACTCGGCGAACGGTACCGTCGTCTGCCCCTCCCAGCGCGACCGGTCGACACCGTTCGTGTTGAAGCGGCTCGATCCGGTCAACCACCCGCCGCAGTAGCGCAGCATGGGCAACGTCTCGGCCGCCGGCGGCCCGAACTCTGCGCCGCGCAGGATGCAGTCGCGCACGGTGAGGTCCGGATTGCCTCCCTGGGTTATCGCGATGATCCGCGGCGGTCCGACGATCGCGCAACGGTCGAGGACCACCGACTGGCGCTCGCCGGTCTCGATCATCGCCGCCGGCACTTCTCCGGTCAGGTCCGTCCCGGTCAGGAACTCGCAACCGACCAGCGCGAGGGGATAATTGTATCCGGCCGACCCGACGAACCGGCCGAGCCGGCCCATGATCTCGATGTAGATCCGGTGGAACTCGACGACGCCGGAGAAGGCGGACACGTCGAAATCGAACAACTCGTAGACCAGCGACCCGGACAGATTGTCGAACACCCCGTTGCACTTGCCGGAGCCGTCGCCGTAGAGGCTTCCGGAGACCGCGGTCTTCACGCCGTTGAGAAGATTGTGGCCGCGGGTCTGGTTGCGCGCCTGCGTGTTGTAGACCCCGGACGCGATCACGCATGCACCGATGAAGCACTCGGTGGCCCGCTCGAAGTCCCCCTGGTTGGGAGAGTTCGGCCCGGTGATGGTCCCGATCGCGAAACCCATGATCTGACAGCGATCCATCACCGGCTCGCTGGTCAGCGGCATGCCGTAGGCCGTCGGGACGCCCGCCGGCAGCACGCGTCCATACGGCGCGACGGGCGCGATGCCGGCGTAGGGATCCACCGCGATACCGGCGAGCGGCGAGCGGCGGTTGAGGCCGCCCGGCACCGTGCCACCCCAGGGCAAAGTCGGCGGCAGCCAATCCAGCGTGTCCGGCGCCAGTTCGTTCACGTCGAGGAGAGCCTGGATGTAATTGTAGATCGGCCCGTAGAGCGCCGCCGCCACGATCCCCGACCGCCGTCCGCCGGTGATCGACACGCCGGGCCGATCGGTCGCGGTGAAGACGTAGGCCGCACCGCCGATGGCGGCGGCGAATTGCGCCTTGTGCGGGCCGTGCAGACGGATCTCCCGGAAGCCGAGCCCGTCGCCGATCTGAATGCCCGTCGGGTAGTGATAGATGCCGGGCCGCTGCGGCAGGTCCGCATCGGACCGGCCGGTTGCGATCATGCCCGCCACCATGACGTCGATGCTCGCCGAATTGTCCGTGCCGCCGACGGTGGCCGGGTTGATCTTGCGCCAGCAGTTGAGGCGATGGACGCCGGCCGGGATCGTCCGGCTCATCCGCACGGACGTCGCCGACAGGATCTCGGCGATGGTGGTCGGCGTCGCGATGGCGGTCGAGGGCTGCGAATGCCATCGCACCGAGCACACCTCCATCCCTTCGGCGAGGCCGTCGGTGCTCGCGACGGTGACGACCGCCGTGCCGGTCGACGTCGCGGTGACCATCTTGCCACCGAGCGGGAGCGTGGCGTCGCCCACGGCGCCGAACTGCTCCTGCCGCCAGCGCCCGGTCAGGATCCACGCCGCCGACCCGTCCCCGCCGGTCGGGACGATGATCCATCCCGCATTGTCGACATAGGTGCCAGGCGCGCCGATCTCGGCGACGTAGAGCCCGTCGCCGCGGTCGCCGGCGGCGTAGTAACCGGCGGTGCGCACACGCATGCCGGCGCGCGGCGCGATCGTCCGCAGTACCGCGACGGTGGTGGCGGTCACCTCGACGCCGCCGGCATCGGCGAGCGCCGTCGCCTCGGCGGCGTGCGTCCCGTAGAGCGTCCAGGCGCCGGCGCCGCCCTGGGCGAGCGCGTCGTAGTGCAGGATGTAGCGCAGCCCGGTGATCATCTCGCCCGACCGCACCCGCCGCTCGCCGCTCGGCGTGCGCACCACGATCGGTTTCGCCGGCTTCCCGTTCACCGCGAGCGTGGCATTGGCGACGGCGTCGGCGTGCATCCTGACCGCGAAGGCGAGACCGTCGGCATAGGCGCTGAAGGCCTGTCCGCTCGCCAGCGTCAGGGCAGCCGAGGTGCCGCTCGTCGTCAGCCCCCCGCCGAGTTCGGGATAGGCGGCGAGTGGCGGCACGGTGCCGCTCGCCGACGACGCGTTGAGGCGGGTGGCATAGGACGCCAGCAGTCCCATTTCGGATTCTCCGTCAGAGCGCGCCGGCCACGAGGGCCAGCATGGTGGTGTCCTCGACCCGGATCGTCTCGACCTGCGTCCGATGCGTGCCGCCGAAGGTGCGGACGTACACGGCCGCGTAGACCACGCCCGCCGGCCAGACGACGTCGATGTCGGTGCCCGCCTCGCCTGCGACGGTCGCCGACAAGAGCACCCGGCCGTCGATGGCGAAGAGGTTCTCGGATCGCACCAGAACCACCGGCGCGATCGGCATCAGCGCCTTCGCGCTGGTCAGCGCGACGAGACCGAGTTCCACGGCGTCGATCGCCGGGTCGACCGGATCGACCGCACGGCGGACGGCGGCGGTGACCGTGAACACGCGTCCCGGTTCGAGACGCCAGACGCGGCGCGGGGAAACCGTCGCCTCGCCCTGGAGCTCGACGACGAGACCGTCGGCGCTCTCGCGCACCAGCGCGCCGTCGAGCGGGACCTTGTCGTCGAAGGCGCCGGCGAGGTCGGCGGAGAAGCACCACGGTGCGTCGCCCGGGCGCTCGTCGAGCCCGCTTGCGGCGGCCGTCGCCGCCCGCCACAGCGCCGCCGCCGCCTCGACCGCGGCGACCCGCGCCTCGACGGCATCGGCGCGGGCGTCGAGGCTCGCCTCTCCGCCACGCGCCGCCGAGATCTCCGCGGCGGCGGCGGCGGTCGCCGCTTCGACCCCGAGGAGGCGCGTCTCGGCACCGGAGAGACGCAGGAAGGCGGAACCATTCGCCGCCTCCACGCTGGAAAGTCGCGCCTCGGCGACGCTCGCCCGCCCGTCGAGGTCGGCGACCTCGGCGGAAAGATCGGCATCGCCTGCGATCCGCGCCGCCGTCTCGGCGTCGAGCGCGGTCGCCGCCGCCTTCTGGGCGAGGCCGGTCGGGGCGATCCACTGATAGCCGAAGCCACCGCCGACCTTCGGGGCGGACGCGTAGAAGCCCGCGTTCGCCACGGTCAGGCCGGTCACCGGATCGACGTGCGTGCCGGTGTCGGTGTCGGGGATCTGAGCGCCGAGGTTCGCGGCGCCGGGCGTCTGCGCCGCCAGCGCCAATGCACCGGAACCCGCCCAGGTCGCGTAGACCTTGGGCGCGGTTCGGTCGATCGCGATCGCCTCGGCGACCTGGGCGGAGAGGTCCGCGGTGGTGATCCTGACCGTGGTGGCGACGCCGCCGACCACGTGGTGACCCATGACCTCGTCGACGAGCGAAGCCCTCGGGAGATTCGGCGAACCGACCCCGGCACCGGTGTTGCTCATGATGTCTTCCTGTTCGTGGGCGGCGTCAGACCGTCGACGGGGCCGTCAGCGCATCGATCTGGGCGGTCAGGATGGCTACCTGCCGCGCGAGGCCGGTCGCCTCCGCTGCCTTCGTCGCGAGCTCCGCCCGCAGCGCCGCGAGTTCGGCGTCGCGCGCCGCGAGGTCCTCGGCCATCCGGCTCGCCGAGGCCAGCGTCGCCGCTTCGGCCTCGCTCATCACCGCGGCGAGCGAGGGCGTGCCGTCGGCACCGAGCACCAGCGGGGCGATCTTGTCGTCGCGATAGACGGTACCGGCGACGAGATGTTGGAGGGAGCGCTCGATCACCGCGCCGGCCATCGCACCGTCGTCGGCGAGGGTGATCACGATACGGTGGTGCACCACCCGGGTCGTCAGGTCGGCCATGTCAGCTCCTGTAGGTGATCGCGTGCGCCGAGACAGACGTCATCGCGCGGTTGCCGGTGCCGCTGCTGGCGATCGCGGCGTAGACGCCGAGCTCGGACGACCACGCCAGCGAGCGATAGGCCAGCACCGCCGGCGACGTCCCGGAGGTCCAGACGACCCCGTCCGGCGACGTCATGACGGTGCCGTCGGAGGAGACGGCGGCCCACAGGCCGATTTCGGGTGCCCATGCGAGCCCGTACCAGGTGTTGTCCGCCGCCGTGGTCCGGAGCGTCCACGTGACGCCGTCGGGCGAAGTCATCGCGCGCGTGCCCGTCCCGGAGGCTGCCACCGCGAGGAAGATCCCGAGCTCGGCCGACCAGCGCACCCGCGTCCACGACCTCGACGCCGGCACCGAGCGCAACGACCACGTGGTTCCGTCCGGCGAGGTCATCACCTGGTTCGTGCCACCATCGACCGAGACCGCGACGAACAGGCCGAGCTCGGCAGACCAGTCCACCGAGAACCACTGGTTCGCGCTCGGCGACGTGCGGGTCGTCCAGGTGATCCCGTCCGGCGAGGTCATGATCTGGGTCGAGACCGTGCCGTAGCCGACCGCCACGAACAGGGCGAGCTGCGGCGACCAGCACACCGCGTACCAGCCACCGTCGGCGGCCGAGGCGCGGGCCGTCCAGGTGATCCCGTCCGGCGAGGTCATCACCCGGTTCCCGCTGCCGCTGTCGCCGACGGCGACCAACAGGCCGAGGTCGGGCGACCAGCAGACCGCGCGCCAGTTGTTGTCGGCGGCGCTCGTTCGCGCCGTCCAGGTGACCCCGTCCGGCGAGGTCATCACCCGGTTGCCGGTACCGGAGGCACCGACGGCCACGAACAGGCCGAGTTCGGCCGCCCAGCACACCGCCCGCCAGTCGTTGTCGGCAGCGCTCGTCGACGACAGCCACGCCGATCCGGTCAACCGGCGCCGCTTGGGCACGTTCGGCACCGCGAGCCCGAGCGCGCGGCGCGCACTTGCCGGCGTGCGGGAACCGGTGCCGCCCTCGCCGACCAGGATCGGCGCTCCCGCGAACTTGCCGCGGAGATAGCCGAACAGCGTCGAGAGCGTGAGCTTCCGCCCACCCGACGCAGCCGCCTGGCGCACCACCAGCGCATCCGCGTCGGCCATCACCGTCGCGGCCGTCATGTCCACGATCTTGCGGATCGTCGTCATCTCGCCCTCACCCTCCCGAGATCCACGCGCCGTCGTCGTCGGCGAGCACCTCGCCGTCGTCGAGCCCGACGATCTCGTCGGCGCTCGCCGTGCCGGAGACCTGCACCAGGAGCGCCGTCCCGAGGCGGCCGTCGCTCGCCACCGCCGCGGCGCCGAATGTGTAGATGCCGCCGTCGCTCGGCGGCTCCGCCGTCACCCAGGGCGACGTCGTCACCGGGCTCGCCAGCGCCGAGAGATCGTCGAAGGAGGTCCACGTCCCACCGCGCGCCCTGACGGCGACGCCCTCGATCTCGGCGAGGTCCTCGCCGGCCTCGACCGACCAGACGAGCGACCACGCGTCGGTGATACGGTTGACCGAGAGGCTCGTCACCGCCGGCAGCGGGTCGCCGTCTGCGCCGATCACCACCGACACGGTCGCCGACCACGGGCCCGGGATCGCGTAGATGCTGACCGCGCGCACCCGCAGCTCGACCGCATCGCCGGCGAGGTATCCGGGCACCGAGGCGCTGCCGCTCGCCGCCGCGATGGTGCGCACCAGCCAGTCAGTCGCACCGGCGAGGCGGTGCTGGAGCTCGAACGACCCGACGATCGCGGCGCTCCCGATCCCCGGCGCCACCTCGACGTCGAGCCCGTTCGGGTCGTCGGTGCCGGCGAGGCCGGTCGCGACCGTCCGGAACACCGCCGCTGCTGGCACAGCCGTGACCGATCCGATCGGACTGCCGACCCGGCCGGTCCATTCCGGCGGCACCTCGGCGTCCGTCGCCGCGTCGATCTCCGGCGCCGCGTCGACGAGATGGAGGATCACGCCGTTACCCTCGGCCCGCTCGAGGCCGGTGGCCCGGCACATCCGCGTCTCCGACCCCGCCGGCCCGAGGTGGACGTAGTCGCCCGCCCGCGGCACCGGGCCGGCGCCGGTGAGCGTGACGGCCCGGTGCGTCCCCGCGCCCTCGGCGAGGGTCGCGGCGACGCTGGAGCCGATCGCGTCCTCCTCGTCGGCGAAGACGCGCCAGCGCATCGCCCAGCCGCCGGCCTCGATCGCGACGTCCTCGTCGAGCCAGACCCGGCGCCCCGCGACACCCTTGACCCGGGCGTCCCGGTGCACCCGCTGCACCGTCACCTGCGACACCGCGATCTGATCGCCGCGGGTCACCACCCTGACCGCGCCCGGCGTCTCCGTCTGCAGCGTCTCGGGGCGGTGGATCAGCTCGTATTGCCGCCGCCTCGCCTCTATCCAGATCTCGTCGGGATGCGTCTTGCCCGGGATCGCGAGATCTTCGGTCACCACGATGTCGCCGATGTGCCCCGGCCACGGCACCAGGCGCTCGGACGACTGCCACTTGTTGGTCTCGTCCAAGAACGAGATCCTGAACGCGTCCGGGAACCGCACGTAGTTCCTGCGCCACCGGAACCCGCTCGACACCCGCGGCCCGATGTGGTCCACCACCACGTCGGTCGGGCGGTCGATCACCACGCCCCAGCGCAAGCCGTCGTGCCGCGGGCTCGCCCGGCCGGCGGCGGCGATCTCGATCAGCGCGTCGCGGGCCGAGATCTCCTCCGTCACCCACCGGTCGTACCGGAGGTTCTTCGCCGCGCACCACGCCGCCCAGTCGGCGACCGCGGCGAGGTCGATCCCGCCGTCCGTCACCGGATAGGCGCGCTGCGGGCCTTGCAGACCGACCCGGTAGGCCGCCGCCGGCGAGCGCGTCTCCCGCGTCACCCAGGCCTCTGCCCCCGCGTCCCAGTCCGGTGCGATGCGGGCGGCGATACAGTTGAAGGCCCCGAGTTGGCCGTTGAGCTGATAGGTCGCCTTGACCCGCACGGCGGCGAGGGCGAGCGGCACCGGCGCGTTGATCGGGCTCTCCGGCCGGAAGGTCTGCAGCGCCGCCCACATCACCTTGTCGATCGCGCGCCCGCCGTCCTTCGCCTCCCGGATCATGCGCATGCATTCGACTTCGTAGGAGCCGCGCGCCGGAAACGCCCACCGGTGCGCGACGAAGAAGGGCTGCGTCGTCGAGCGCGACAGGTCGATCGTCGTCTCCTCCGTCCAGGTCCCCGCCCCCACCGCCCGCCAGCGGATCCGGACCTGCGATATCATCCGCCGCTTCTTGCCGGTCTTGTTCCAGTCGGAGAGGCCGGAGGGATAGGCGAGCACTACGCAGGCCGACGCGGCGTCCGAGGCGGTGTAGCGCACCTCGGGCTTGTCGATCGGGTCGCCGTCGATCACCTTGCCGGCGTCGTCGCGCGGCAGCGGCCGGCGCAGTTCGAGCGACAGCTGTTCCTCGACCACCTGCTCGGGATAGAACGTGATCGGGTCGTCGCCCGCGACACCCTCCCGCGTCTCCATCTCGATCCCGTCGTATTCGGAGATCGGCGTGTCGCCGACCCGCCAGTCGGTCATCGAGACCCGCCCGACCGAGATCACCAGGACGAAGCGGATGTACTGCTGGTCGCCGACGACCTCGGTATAGGGCGGCGCGAAGTAGAGCGGCCAGATCCTGAGGCGCCCGTAGAGCACCGGCAGCGGTCCGCCGGGATTCGAGCGGTTCTGCGTGCCGGAGATCGAGTAGCGCTTTGGCTCTTCGTCGGCCTTCGGCGGCGGGATCAGCGCCGCGAGCAGCGCCTGCCCGGCGAACATCGCCCCGGCCATGATCGCGCCCTTCGCCGTCGTCTCGGTGATCCCGAGCGCCGTCGCGAGACCCGGCCCGAAGTACCATGCGAGCGCAAAGGCGAACACCAGCACCACGATCTGGAGGATCGACGACAGTTGCCCCGACTGCGGGACGACGCGGATCACCAGATGCACGCCCGCCCGCACCCGCCAGGTCGCCCACGACGATCGCTCCGCCACGAGCGACCCGTGCGGCGTCACCAGCACCACCCGGAGACTGCCGAGCAGCCTCTCGTCGGCCCGCGGGAACGCCTCGCGGACGATGTCGAGGATCGTCCGTCCCGCCGCCACCGTCATCACCCGTCGGCCCGTCGCCGGGTCGAGCCCGGGCATGACGGTGACCGGAGCCGTCGGCGCGGCCGGCACGAGCGCCGTCACCGCACCGCCTCGTGACGATGGAAGCCGACGAGCCGCGACCGCCACGCCGGCGCCGTCCAGGTCTCGATCACCGCGCGCTCCCCGAACACCATGTGCAACATCACCTCTCGCCGCGGGTCGACCACCACGCCGACGTGCGCCTCGAACCGCCGCACCCGGAACAGCGCGAGGTCGAAGGGCGCGGCCGCGGCGACGAGCCCGAAGCCGGCGCCGTCGCGCTCGCCGCGCACCGCCGCGCCGATCGCTGCGAGTTCCTCGGCCGAGGCATAGACGCCCTCGAACGAGGGCAGCGCGATCCCGAGTTCGGCCTCGTAGACCAGCCGGACCAACCCCCAGCAGTCGCAGCCCTCGGCCGTCCGTCCGTGGTCGGCGAAGGGCAGGCCGACGTAGCGGCTCGCCCAGTCCAGGACCGACGGCGGGGCGCTCACCGATGCAGCCCTGGCGCGATCTCGCGCGTCATCCGCAGAGCCGAATGCGGTTCCCCGGTCTCGTCCTCGCGGCCGATCGTCAGCGTCATCATGCCGGCGTCGCCGTCGACGGCGAGCAGCCAGAGGCCGCGCCATTCGGCTTCGACGGCATCGGGCGACGAGGCGAGCACCACCGCCACGTCGACCTGTACCGAACGCTCGACGAAGGAGCGCAGCGGCTCCACCATCGCGGCGTCGAGGATGTCGATCATCACGCTCGCCGCCGGCGGCTGGTCGTCCTGGTCGTCCGGCAGGACCGCCCGGGCGGGGACGAACAGGTAGTCCTCGCGTGCCGTCGACTGCCAGCGCGACCGCGTGCCGTAGGTCAGCGGGTCGTCGGCGAGCCGCGCCGTCGGATCGGTCGAGAGCAGCACGGGCTCGGCGAGCGGCCCGCCGGAGAAGCGCATCAGCACGACCTCGACTTCGTCCGAGGCGGCATCCTCGGCCGAGCGGCGCGCGGCGAGCGAGACGACCCTCACGGCATCACCGCCACGGTGAACGAGTACCGGAATCGGATCCCGGTTGCCGCCTCCTGGGGCGGCTGGTCGCCGAACAGCACCAGCCACCACGCGCCGAGCAGGATGGGCGCGCCCGCCTCGGTCAGGAGCGGCGTGCCGGCGGCGGTCAGCAGCGGCCAGCCGTGCGCGGTCGGGTCGGGCATCAGGAACGGCAGCGAGCCGCCCGCCGTGTCCTCGACCCAGAAGCGCAGCAGCCGCGCGCCCTGGTCCCGCGTCAGCGTCGTCACCAGGGACACCCGCTGCGCCGCCGACGAGAACCGGCGGACGCTGCGCGGCGGTCCGGCATCCTGTTGCGCCCGCGCGCGCCCGTCCGGAAAGACCCGTCCGTAGCCGTCCCGCAGCGGCCGCGGCAGGTCGTCCGGATAGACCGGGATCGTCATCGCCGGGTGATCCTCGGCCGGGTCCCGAACGCGCTCGCCATCGTCCGGCGGGTCGGCCCGGGGGAGGCCAGCGCATCGGCGACCGCTTCCGAGATCACCACCCGCTGTCGCCGCCCGCCCATGCCGTCGTCTTCCTCGCGCGTCTCCACCTTGGCGCCGGTGTTGTTCTCCACCACCGTCTGGAACACCGGCCGGACGGGCGTCTGCGCCGCAGGAAACATCGCCTTCAGGCCGACCCCGCCAAAGGGGTCGCCGCCGGAGAGGCCGTAATCCCGGCGCATCGCGAAGGACTTGCGCGCGTCCTCGGCCATCGTCATCTCGCGCTCCACCTCGCGCGAGCGCAGGCTGCGCCATCCGGCGAGGCCGACCGCCGGGATCGGTTCCATCGTCCGCCGCCTCTCCGCCTCCTCGATCGCCCGTTCCGTCGCCGGCGCCGTGACGACTTCGCCGGCGAAGTCCGGCTTGATCAGCTCCGGGCCCTCCTCGCCGACGAGCAGCGGCTGTCCGGTCTGGAACCGGCCGCCGCGCGCCTTGGGCGAGGCCCCGAACAGGCCGAGGATCGCGCCGAGGAAGCCGCCGAGGCCGCCGCCGGCCCCGCCGCCGCCGAGGGCCGACGTGATCAAGCCGATCAGCGAGGAGAAGATGCCGCCGATTCCCTGGAACAGGTTCTGGAACAGCTGCCCGAGGCTCGCCGCCGGGTCGGCGCCGCCCGCCGGAGCGCTCGCCGGAGACGGGGCCGCGGCCTTCGCGACCGCGTCGGAAGGGGAAAAGGCGTCGGCCAGCACCTTGGCCGCGTCGTCGGCCCCGCTGCCGAGGCCGGCCACCGCCTCGGCCGAGGTCCGCGCGCTCCCGCCGAGCTGCTGCAGCGCTTGGATGGCCTCGGGGTCGACCGTCGGCGGGGCGGCCTGACCACCGTAGCGCGCCAGATACTCGCGCGCGTAGCCGAGCCGCGTCCCCTCGCTGTCGTCGCCGTAGCGGATCACCCGCTTCAGCGCTTGATTCGCCCCCTCGAGGTCCCGCGCGGCCAGGAAGTCCCGGCCGAAGCGCCCTTCCGTGCCGACGACACCGCGAATCTCGGCGTCGAAATGGGCGAGCTGCGCCCGCGGGTCGAGCGCCGACACCTTCATCCGGTCGGCGACCGTCGCCAGATTGTCGAGCCGGTCTCCCCGCCACTGTTCGAGGCCGAAGGCCTTTTCGTTCGCGTTCCAGGCGTCGAGCCTGAGCCCGCTCTCCTGCCGCCAATTGCCGAGGGCCGCCGCCGCGTGGACGTCGGAGTATCCCATTCCCTTCAGCGCCCGCCACGCGGCGGCCGGGTTGAGCGACCGGCCGTCCCTCAGCGTGTCCGCCGAGGCGCCCGGGACCACGAGGCGCCCGAAATCGACCGGATCGCTCCGCAGGGCCGCGGAAACGGCGGCGACCGGCGCAGCACCGGTCGCCGAAGTCGGCGCCGATCCGGCTGCGGCGCCGGCCGGAGCCGGCCGGTCGCCGAAGAGATAGGAGACGAGGCCGCCGAGACGGCTCTGCGGTGCCGCTCCGGCTTGCGACGGATCCGGGAACAGCGCGTCGAACACGTCGTCGAGCGCCATGTCGAGGAGGCGGCTCGCGAACCGGTCGAGGGCGTCGCCGAGCGCGTCGAAGAGGTCGACGCCGCGCTCGAGGTCCGACAGCAGTCCGCCGAAGAAGTCGCGGCCGAGCCCGCGCGCGCTGTCCGCCGCCCGTCGCGTCGCCTCGATCGCCTCTTCCTCGCGCCGCTTCGCGTCCTCCGTCGCCCGCGCCTTGGCGTCGATCGCCGTCACCAGGGCCGCCACCGCCGCCCTCTGCGCCTCGGTCGCTTCGGTGCCCTGGCGCGTCGCCTCTTCCTCGAGCTTGCGCACCTCGGCGGCGATCCGCTGCGCCAGCGCCGACTTGTCGACCAGGTCGAGCTCGCGTTCCAGCGCCTCGATGTGCTCGCGCACCGCATCGGCCTGCTGCTGCGGCTCCGGCATTGCAAGCAGGTTCGGCTTCTTCGTCGGGAGGGGAGCGTCCTCTGGGTGGATCAGCGGCGATTGACGCTCCCGTTCTCGCCGTCGCTCATAGTCCGAAAAGCGTGAGTTGCGCTCTCTCTCTTCTGCTCTGCGGCGAAGTTCTTCAATAGCCTCTTGCTGGCGCAGATACTCCGGGTTGTCGACCTCACCCGCTCTCCCGACCGTTATCTTTGGAGGGATGATCTTCGGCACCAACTCCTTATTTCGCGTTCCACCGACATACTCGGTCGGTCGCGCCACTGCCGCGAGTTCCTCGTCCGTCATCTTGGCGATGGACTTCGGCGCACTCGCGAGGCCGTCGAGCAGATCACCGAGCGCGAAGGTCGCCGAGACGATCGCGCCCTTGACGTTCTGCGAGACCGTGTCGGCGATCTTCTGGAACCGCCGATCCACCTCGGCGGCACGCTCGACCATCTCCGTATCGATCACCCGGCCGGCGTCCTCGCCCGCCCGGATGATTTCGCGGATCCCGTCCTCGCCCTGTTCGACCAGGGCGAGGAAGCGCTCGGCCGCCTGACCGCCGAACACCTCGTCGAGCACCCTGACACGCGCCGCCTGGTCGAGCTTCTCGATCCGCCCGATCAGCGTGGTGAGCAACTCGGCCGGATCGTGCAGGGCGCGCGCGAGGTCGCCCGCCGTCAGCCCGAGCCGCTTGAAGCTCTCCGCCGCCGGGCCGCCGCCGGTCTGGACGTACTCGTCCGTCCTCAGCTGCAGCTCCTTGATGCCGTCGACCAGCGCGCCGATCTCGACGCCGGTGTCGATCGCCACGATCCTGAGCCGCTGGAATGAGCCGACGTCGATGCCGGCCGTCTGCGCCTCGCGCTTCAGATCGGCGAGCGAGCGCACCGTCGAAACCGCCGCCGCGCCGATGCCCGCTACCGCCGCGCCGCCGATCAGACCGGCCGGTCCGAGCGCCGACAGAGTGCCGCCGAGCGGGCCGAGCCGTCCGGAGAGCGCCTCCATCTCGGAGCGCGCGCCCTCTGCGAAGCCGGACAGGATCTGCAATCCATGACTCGCCGGCGTCGCCGCCTCGGCCATCGCCCGCAGCGCCGCGTCGCCGCTGGCGCCGAGCTTGCGGAGCGCTTGCTCGACCTTCTCGGCGTCCTTGATCGCGAGGCGGATCACCACCTCGGACTTTTTCTCAGCCATTGTCGCTCTTCCTTTCCGCCGCCTCGACGACCTGCGCGATCACGCCTGCCTCGACCCCGGCGAGCAGCCCCGCCCACGCGTCCGCGGCGATGCCCGCCGGCCTGAGGGCCGCCGCCGCCGCCCAATCGAGCCCCGTGATCAGCCCGGAAATCCCGGCCCGGGGCCACAGACCCGGCCGATCGACCATCTCCAGCGCCATGCGGCCGTGCGCCGTCGCGGGGGCGTGCTCCACCTCGGGGCACACCCACCCGCTCTCGTCGCGATGCCCCTTGGCACAGGCCGCGCCCTCGGCACGGCATCCGGCGCAATAGCTCCGGCCACCTCCCGCGCGCCACTTGGCGAGGTGGCTCAGCCTTTTCCCTCGGCGATGGTCGCGTGGAGCGGCGCCGTCGCCGCGTCGCGGATCGCCTTGGCGAGCGCCGGATCCCGCATCACCGCGGCGATCGCCGTCGGCGTCGGATCGACCGGCTCGCCGTCCTCGTCTCCGATCCCCGTCCACGCCACGATCGCCAGGCGGCCGAGAACGTAGTCCTCGAGATAGAGCCCGAGCCCCTTGTCGGACCCGTCGCCGCAGACGGGCGGCAGGTCGGTGCCGATGGCGGCGAGCACGTCGGCGCCGTCGCGGATCCTGCGATGCAGGTCGGTCGCCTCGGCTTCGACCTGATGCGCCGCGACCGCGTCGAGGACGCGGACGCTGACGCTCGCGCCGGCCACCAGCGGGACGGTGACCACGGGCATGGGCGCGCCCACCGGATGCAGGCGGATCACGACAGGTACCCCGTCGCGACGTCGTTGGTCAGCGTCGCCACCAGCATCGCCGCGGCGCCGGTCTGATGCGCCCGCCACGCGAGCGTCTGTTCGATCCGCCCGGGCGCGCCGATGTCCGGCCCGGAGCGCTGGAACACGACGTTGGCGGAGAGGAGCGACAGCTTGAGGCTGGCCGAGAGCTGGTAGACCATCTCCACGCTCGACGGCGTGCCGGCCGCGGCCTGCGCTTCCAGCGTGGAGTCCATCCACCGCACCCGCATCGACCCCGACCACTTCGCGTCGTTCTGGCCGGGGGCGAAACCCGACACCGTGGCGGCACCGTCGAGGTAGCGCTCCTCCTCGAAACCGTTGGCGTAGGTGCCGTCGAAGGCCAGCACCTTGGCGGCCTGGCTGCCGTCGATCTTGAGGATTCCGGTCGCCGACGGCATCGGCGCCCGCACCGGCGGCGTCGGCGGCGTGATCGACAGCGATCCCGGATAGGTCCGATCCTTGCCCGCGAGATCGAGCGTGACCCTTCGGAACCCGGCCTCGGCGGCGAGGGCGAACCGGCCCGACCGCGCCACGAGGCCGGTATCCTGGCGCGGCCCCGAGCCGCCGATCTGGCTGGCGATCGTCGCCGTCGGCAGGCTCGCCGCGCCGGACGTGAACACGTGCTGGTAGGGCCCCGAGCCGGTCTTGACCGCGTCGCCGAACAAGAGCGTCAGCCAGTAGCCGAGGTGGCGCATGTCGAGCGGCACCTCGACCGATCCGGCGAGCGACACCAGCCCCGGCGCCGGCTCGCTCTGGTCGCGCGCCGTGGTGAGGCCGACGCCGAGGATGCGGTCGTCCTCGAGCGGCTTGTCGGGCTTGACGCCGTAGGAATAGACGTAGGTCCTGACGTAGGACGCGGGCGCGACGCCGTAGGTCGCCTCCCGGCCGAGGTTGAGCTCGAGGGTCTTGGCGTCGGGGGTGGGGGTCGTCGGCATGGTCTCGTCTCCTCGCCTCAGAACGGGCGGTCGCTGGTGTAGGTGAGCGCGACGGTCACCACCGCGCTCTTGATGTGCACGATGCCCTCGAAGACGGTGCCCGAGCGCTCGACGCGCTCGACCTGCACCGCCGTCAGGACACCGCTCAGCGCATGCGCGCCCGTCTCCACCGCGGCGGCGAGCGCGCGCGTGGCGTCGTCGATCGCGACCAGTCCGGCGTCGAAGGTGGCGATCCGCCGCGCCCGATCGTGGTCGGCCACCGCGAGGTCGATCTCGGCACGCTGCGTCAGGTCGTAGATGTCGCCGGCCGCCCCGTCGCCGAGCATCGTCGCGGTCACCTCGCCCGCGCCGTCGAACAGCGAGGTGTAGATCTCCGACCCGTCGACCAGTTCGATCATGGCGGACGGGATCGCGCGGTCGCGCTCCGGCGCCGGCAGGCCGGCCGCCGTGAACACATCCACCATCGCCGCGTGGAGCGCGGCGAGCACGTCGTCGGTCCGGCTCATGATCCCTCGCTGTTCCGGAAGGCCTCGGCGAGCGACCGGGCCACGATGTCGGTCCACTCGCGCTGCGCCGTCACAACGATCCCGGCGACGTCCGTGCGCTTGCGCAGCCGGACCTGCCGCACCAGCACGAACATCACCACCCGCTCGGCCTGCCGCCCGGCCCGGGTGCGGCCCGTACTGGCGCGCCGGTAGCCGCGCCCGCTCTTGGCGCGCACCAGCGTCATCAGCGCGTAGTACACCCCCGGCCGCGTCAGGGCCGGCACGATGTCGAAGTCCGTGTTGAACCGGTTCTCGACGTCCTCCGGCGTCATCCGCTTGCGGCCGAGCCGCGGCACGTTCTCCGTCGGAACCCAGAGGTAGACCCCGCCCTTGCGGGCCCTGATCGTCGGGCCGGTCTCGAACGCCTCTACGATCTGCGGTTCCTTGGAATAGATGTAGACGGTCGGTCTGAGGCTGCTCGCGCCTCGCGACGGATGCACGTTGGCGCGCCAGGTGTTGGCGATCCGCGGTCCGAGCCCGGCCGACAGCACGTCGGCCCGCAACCGGCCGACCACCGTGCGGCCGGCGAGCGCCGCGGCCTTCATCATGCCGGACTTCGCAAGCGCGACCCGGCTCTCCATGTAGTCGTCGAGGCGGCCGTCGATGGCGGCCTCGAACCGCATGCCGATCATCGGACGCCGCACCGCCAGAGCGCGCGGTCCGCCCCGTGCCGCGGCTCGCCGAGCACCCGGAAGGTCGCGCCGTCGTGGATCCGCGTGAACACGCCGCCCTCGTCCGGGGTGACCTCGCTCGCGCGCACCATCAGGATCTGCGCGCCGCGCACCAGCGTCATCTCGCCGACGCCGACGAGGTCGTCCGGCCGCACGACCACGATGGCGCACACCACCGCCGCCCCGCCGCCCGGCGGTACGTAGGAGGCCGGGCGGGCCCACAGGGCGAACTGGGCATCCAGATGGGCGACGGCGGCGGCGGCGACCGACATCAGGCGCCGCCCTTGCTCGCGGCCGCCTTGCCGGCGGCGGCCCTGCCGCCCGAGCCGTCGCTCGCCGCTTCGTCGGCCACACCGTCGAGCCTCGCGCCGTCGTCGTCCACCTCGACGTAGTGGCCGGTCGCCAGCAGCTGGACGCCGATGCCCCATTCGGCCGTGATGATCTTGCCGGCGTCCTCGCCGGCATCGGCCAGTCCCTTCAGCTTCATGATCGGTCTCCCCATGATCCCTGTCCGGTGGGCCGCCGTCGGCGAGGCACCGGCGGCGGTTTTTCGATGCGGGGCCGGTTCGGCCCGCATCGGTCAGGACATCGTGGCCTTCACCAGGAGCTTCGGCCGCTTGACCATCGGCAGCGGGTTCGACTCCGTGTGCATCTCCACGCCCTTGCCGAACTTCATGCGTTCGAGCGGCGCCACGAAGACCTGCTGTTCCTGGCCCGTCGGCGGCGCCACGTTGGCGGCGTCGACGAAGTCCGGCGGCGCGAAGTAGGTCCGGAACACGTCCTGCGTCCCGAGCGGCACGAAGCGGGCCGTGTTGGCGGGGATGAAGCGCCGGGAGGTCTTGGAGCCGTCCTCGTTGAGCTTGGTCGCGACGCCGCGGTACTCCTCGAACACGATGCCCGCGTAGACGAACCGCCGGCGGAGATCCTGGGTGATCGGATCCTGCTCCTTGGCGTAGTACTTGTAGGCCTCCTTGATGGTCGGGTGCGACAGCAGCTGATCCATCCACTCCGGCGAGCAGAGGGCGAGCAGCCCGGTCATCACCTCGCCTTCGAGGTTGTCCTCCATGTAGCCGCTGACGCCGCGCAGCACCGACAGGACGTCGGTGGTCCCGGTCGTGAAGGCGAAGTCCACCACCTTCTCGGTGACGCCGAACTCGGTGAACAGGTTGGTCACCACCGTGCCGTCGTAGTCGACGATGAGGCCCTGGAGCGCGTAGGCGCGCATGTGCTCCAGCGTGATCGCGTGCTTGTTGCGGATCGTGATCAGCTTCTTGTTGACCATGTCCTGCACGCTCTGCAGGCCGCGCGCCGGCGCCAGCGACACCCGGTTCTGGACGTCGACGGCGAGCACCGCGTCGTCGTGGGGGATGTGCGGGATCATGAAGGGACGGGCGTCGGCGCCGGCCCGCGTGCCGACGCTCGCCGGCCCGCCGCGCGGGCGCATCGGCAGCAGGTTGAGCGTGTCGTTCTCGCGGGAGATCGCCACCGACGTCGTCGGCACGCCCTCCTCGGCGAAGATGCCGAGCTCGCGGATGCGGCCGTAGCTGTTGGGGACGATCGAGATCGCCGACGTCAGGGAGGTCGACGAGAACAGGTCGTTGTTGAAGATGTCGAGGATCGTTTCCGGATCCATGGGATGGCCCTTTCGGCGCGGCCCCGCGGGGCGTGGGACGATGATCGCCGCGGTGGCGCCGCGGCTTTGTGTCAGGCGCTCTCGCGCACCAGGATGCCGACGGCGGCGAGCTGGGTGATCGCGGCGGCGCGCTTGGTGGAATCGTTGATCGTCGCGCCCCAGGTCAGGCCGGCGTGTCCGGCGATGGCGTCGCGCGCCACCACCACCGCCTTCTGGTCGGCAGCGCTGGCGTCGACCGGAGTGACGAGCACCGCGACAGCGGTCTGCGTCCCGTCCGAGCCGGAGGCGGCCGCCGCGACGTACTTGCCCGACGCCGTCACCTTGGCGAGCACGGTGCCGGTCGCCAGAACGCCGGCGCCGGAGGCGATCGTGACCGTCTCCCGGCTGTAGTGGTTCGGCTCCTCGTACTTGAGCCAGTCCGTGATCATCTTCTTCTCGGTCAGCGCGGCCATGGCGGCTGCTCCTTCGTCGGCGAGGGTTGCGGGCGGTCAGACCTTGATGCCCTGACGCGCGAGGGTGGCCTTCATGCTGTCGGCGAGGGTGGCCGCGCCCGGCTTGCCGGCGCCGCCGGGGCCGATCGGCGTGTCGCGCCCGGCCATCGCCTCGCGCAGGCCGGAGGCCTTCGGCGCGGCGGCGAGCAGGTCGCGCGCCTCGTCGACGGAGATCTTGCCGGCCGCGACCTTGCGGCCGAGCTGGCCCGCGAGCTGCTCGCGCCCCTTGGCCTCCGGCAGGTCGAGCACGGCGAAGCCGTCGGCGCCGCCGGACTTCGCCGCCTTGGCGCGCGGCTTTCCGCGCTTCGCCGACGCCTGGGCGCCGTCGCCGGCCTCGGCGGTCTCCCCGGCGTCCTCGGCCGCGGTCTCCTCCTCGGCACCGGCCACCAGCACCTCGATCTCGGCGAGCTTGTCCTCGAGGCTCTTCTCCTCGTCCGTCAGGATCGCTTCGATCTGGTCGAGCACCTCCTGCGCGTTGCCGTCGCCCGCTTCCGCCTTGGCGCGGAGACCGGCCATCTGGATCTTGAGGCTCATCGCCTTCTCCTTGCTCTCTCGGCGCGTCTTGGGGGCCTTCGCCCGGGACGCGCCGGGGCCGCTGGTCGGCGAAGGGACGGGAGACGCCGCCAGACTGGCGGCGAGCGAGGCGAAGGCCTCGCGCTCGGTCGCGATGCCATCGATCAGGCCGAGCGCCTCGGCAGACCGGGTCGCGTCGGCGTGGCGGCCGAGGAAGATGCGGGCGTTCTGGGCGCGGATCGCCGCCGCGGTGAGCCCGCGGCCGGCGGTGACGCAGGCGATGAAGTCGCCGGCGATCTGGTCGACGTCGGCCTGGATGTCCGCCCGCGCCGCATCGTCGAGCGGCTTGAAGGCGGCCCCCGCCGTCTTGCCCGGCGAGGATTCGATCGCCTCGGTCTTGAGACCGATCTTCGCCAGCCACTCGCTTTCGTCGACGTGGAGCACCACCACGCCGATCGAGCCGGTGTAGCCCTGCGCCGTCGACAGCACCCGGTCGGCCGCCGAGGCGACCGCGTAGGCCGCCGACAGCGCCCAGGACGTGTGGACCCACACCGGCTTGCCGCCGGCCTGGGCGCGTCCGGCGCGGATCTCGGCCGCGAGGTCGAAGGCCCCGTCGGCGAGACCGCCCGGGCTGTCGATCCGCAGCATCACCGCCCCGACGTCGGGGTCGGCCTGCGCCAGCGCGAAGGCGGCGCCGATCTGGGCGTACCCCGGCACGAAGCACTCGGTCCACCAGTCGTAGTAGCCCCGCGCCGTCAGGATGCCGCAGACTTCGATCACCGCGATCCGCCCAGCGAGGCGATAGCCGTCGCGCCACTCGCCGCCGCCCGCGTAGGCGAGCGGCCTCGCCGCCCTGCGGCCGGCGTCCTGCCCGTCCTGTGCCGCGCCTCCCGCAGGGGCCGATGCGCGGAAACCGTCGGCGTAGCGCGACACCAGTGCGCCCGCCGCCCGCCGCTCCATGAGCAGCGGTTGTCCGACCGCCGCGAGCGTCAGCCCGAGATCGTCCATCGTCTCTCCGATCCTGCGGTGTGGTCAGGCCGCGCCGGCCTCGAGGCGCTCGCGGCGGTCGCGGGCGTCCTGGTCCTCGCCCTCGGTCGCCGTGGCGTCGGCGGCGGCCGTCGCGCCCGCGGCGACGAGGCCGGGCAGCATCTCGGCGACCAGCGCCTCCTCGCGGGCGAGCTGGGCGAGGTTGAGCATCAGGTCTCCGCCCTGTTCGGCGATCTCGCGCTCGAGGGTCGAGATCTTCGCCGCGATCCGCTCCCGCGCCGCCTGGGCTTCCTTCACCGGGTCGACGTAGCCGCGCGGCGGCCCGATCCACTCCGCTTGGGTGTAGGCGTAGGGCGCGTCGTAGAACGATGGCGCGCCGGGCGGCAGCTCTATGTCGCCGATGTCGATCGCGTCCTCGAGCCAAGCCGTGAAGATCGGCTGGGCGAGACCGTCGGCGAGCAGGGACCGGAACCGCGTGATGGTGCGCCACACCTCGTTGAGGGCCGCCCGCGCCGACGAGTAGTTCGTCTTCGACCAGTCCATGGACAGCTGTTCGTAGCTGATCCCGAGGCTGGCGGCGAAGTTCTGCAGGAACGCAGCCTGGAAGGCCGGATACCCTACGACATTGCGCGGATTGACGTTCATTTCCAACTTGTCGGTCGGGAACGCGGTGATGAACCGCGCGTCCGACATCGTGCGCCGGCCGTCGTAGTACCTGGCGCGGCTGGTCGCCCATCCGTCCCAGTCGACCCCGCGGCCGCCCGCCCCGCCGCCGAGCACCTCGGACGCGAACTCCGGGCCGAGTTCGGTGTAGAAGGCCCCGACGATCGAACCGTTGAGCGCCGCCGCCTTGACCTCGCTCTCGGAATAGCGCGAGAGCAGGCGGCTCTTGACGAGACCGGCCACCAGCTTGGAGACGCCGCGCGTCTGCTCGGCCGACAGCATCTCGTAGACGTGGAGTACCTTGGGCCGCTCCCACCCGGCCACCATGTCCCACCGCTCGACGCGGTCCCACGCGAAGGGATCGCTCGCAACCCCGACGTCGTGCGGATGCCGCCGCCGGAAGTGGTAGGCGATCGGCGCACCATCGGCATCGAGTTCGACCCCGCCCCGCAGCCGGTCGCCGTCCATCATGCCGGCCGGCGTCGACAGCCGATCCGGGTCGATCGCCTGGAAGGCCGTCGCATAGGCCCAACCCCGTCGCGGCATCCACCGCAGCAGCGTCGTCGCCTCGCCGTCGCGCACCAGGTGGCGGGCCGAGAGTCCCATGTACGCCACGAACTTCAGCCGCCGCTGCGCGTCGCAGCGAAAAGTCGGGTCCTCGGCGTAGACGCGCCACCGCTCCTCGATCCGCTGGCCGAGGTCCCGGGCCGCGTCGACGTCGATCCCGAGCAGCCGCGCGTTGGGCTTGCTCGACAGCCGAAAGGTCGACCCGACCGAAAGATCGACGAAGCGGTCGCACACGGCCTGCGCCCAGCCTTCCGAGCGCACCATGTCCCTGATGCGCGCGATCGACAGGTTCCGCTCGGGTAGCCAGGCCGCATCGGGCGACCAGAGCGGGGGATACCACCCCGCCATCGCCTGCGACGACACGTCGGCCGCCGCATAGGCCGACCGGCCGGTCACGCCGGTGACGAGCTCGGCCGACGGCCGCCGCGACGCCCCCATGCTGTCGCCGGCCTGGACGCGATAGCGCGGCTTGCTCACGCGCGCGCTCCGAAGCCGGGCAGGATCGGGCCGAGCCCGGAGGCCTCGCCGCTGGCGCCGGCGCGCTCCATCCTGAGCCGCGCCAGCTCGCGGTTGATCTCGCCGAGGCTCGTGGTCGCGAAGGTCACGCTTCCGGCATCCGGGAACGTCGAGGAGACGACCTGCGTCCCCGACACGCGGGCGCGTCGGGCCGCCTCGAGCGCCGCGATGTCGGCGTCGATCTCTTCCACTGTCCTCGGCATGATGTCCTCAGTGGTTGAGCGTCGAGAGGGTGGCGAGCACGCTCGCCATCACCGCCGCGCCGCGCGGCTGCTTCGGCGCCGCCTCGGCGACGTCCTCGGCCTCGGACGGCGCCGCCAGCGGGCGCGGGCGGAACAGGTCGTCGAGGGCCGCCTCCGGAACGCCGCGCTCCGTCGCCAGCCGCTTCCAATCGTCCTCGGTCATTCGGCTGAGACCGAGATGCGGCAGTTCGGCCAACGCCATGTTGCCGACCCGGCAGTCGAGCAGGTGGTTCGGCCCGTGCTCTTCCCACACCCGCGTCGTCCGGCCGCCGCGCTTCTTCACCACCACGCTTTCGCTGGTGACCTGACGGAAATAGACCTCGTCGAGGAAGTCGCCGAAGTGGCAGTACCCCGGCGGGTCCACGTCCGCCCCCGCCGACACGCCGTCCTTGCGCAGGCGCGCATAGAACAGGCTCTTCAGAGAGTAGTTGCCGACCGGCCAGAGCAGGGCGCCGTTCTTGGTCTTCTTGCCCTTGTAGTTGATGTCGACCGGCGTCGCCGTGCCGATCGCCGGCTGAAACCATCCCGGCTGGCCCTTGCACGCGTAGCAGTCCGGCCGGCCGCGGACGAAGGTCGTGACGACGTGTTGGTTGTAACCGGCGTCGACCCCGAACGCGTCCACGGTCCAGCGGCGGCCGTAGGCGTCCGGATAGCTCCGCTCGATCACCCGGGCGAGCTCGGCGAATGCTCCCGCGGCGGCATCGTCGGTCTCGCCGTCGATGTAGCCGGCGTCGACGCACCACGAGACACAGTCCCGCCCCCAGGCGACGATCTCGTACCAGATGCCGGCGCCTTGGACGTCGGCGAAGCCCGTCAGCACCAGTCCGCCGGCCGGGATGGTCCGGCGCGCGTATGCGACGCGCCGTTCCATCAGCCGTTCCCACTCCGGCGCGTCGCCGCGCACCCGGTAGGTGCGGCCGAGCCAGAGGTTCACGAAGGCGGAGAGCTTCTTCTCGTCGCCCTGCGCCGCCCACCACTTGGCGGCGATGTCGTCCCACGTCACCAGGAGGGACGTCAGCGTGTCCACGTGGAAGCTCGGCGGACGATGCGGTCCCGGCTCGTCGGCGACGAAACGGCCGGCGCGGATCAGCGCCGCCCGTTCGTGCGCTTCGATCGGCCGGCCGCAGCACTGCGCCGCGTAGTAGGCCCGGTACGGCGGCTCGCGATTGAACTTCAGGTGCTCGAACTGCAGCGCGATCTCCTCGGTGCAACCCGGGCACCGGATGCGCCAATGGCGTTGGTCGCCGCGCTGGAACGCGTCGTCGATCCGCGACGCCCCTTCGACCGTCGGCGTCGAAATGACGAACTTCTTCCAGTCCGCCGTCGCGCGGAACGCCATGAAGCGGGCGTCGACCAGCTCCATCGGGTCGCCCTGGCCGGGCAGCTCGTCGGGCCAGCGGTCGACCTCGTCGCAGCCGATGTACTTGATCGTCTTCGACGAGAGGTCGGACGCCGAATTGGCGTTCGCCAACACCAAGCTGCCGCCGGGAAACTTCTTGCGGGTCGCGGTCGATCCGTCGCCGCTGCGCGAGGTCTGCGGCGCCACCACGTCCCGGAGCGCCTTGGTCCCCGTGATCGCCGGCGTCAGCTTCTCGGCCGAGAACTCGTTGAGCGCATCGATCGTCGGCAGCACGATCATCATGCGGCAGGGCGCCGACAGCATGGAGCTGCACAGCCACCCGACCATGACCGTCGTCAGGCCGGTCTGCGCCGACTTGCGGACGACCACCTCGTTGTACGGGCTGTCCGGGGCGAGCGCGTCCATGATCGCCGGCGCATAGGGCGTCTGCCGGGGATCCCAGAGGTCGCCCGCGAGCGGCCCGTCCGGCACCACCAGGTTCTCGCGCGCCCAAACCGACGGCGTCACCGGCTCCGGCGGGACGATCACGGCCGCGAGCACGCCCGCCACGACGGCGATGGCGGCCCGGCTCGGCGTGATCATGCATCGTCTCCGTTCGCAGTCGCGGCGTCCTCGGCCGCCAGCAGCTTCATTTCGGCCGCGAGCACCTTGCGCAGGTCGTAGGCCGCTTCCTTGAGGAGCGCCCGGGCGCCGGGGACTCCGTCCTTGGCGACCGCGCCCGCGATGTCCTCGGCACGGCGCGGCAGGTTGTCGATGGCGCGCACCAGCGCCTCGGCGCACCGCATCATCGCCCGCTCGACGTCCGCCGTGAGCAGGATCTGCCCGAGCGCCTTGCCGAGCTCGATCTCCTCGCGGTCGGCCGCGTACCGGGCGCGCCGCGCGTCCTCGACGGCCCGGACCGGATCCTCGGCCGTCGACTTCCGCGACGGTCCGGTATCCGCGCCGCGATCGGGGCGGGTCCGGACCTGGGCGAAGTCGGTGGTCTCTCCGACGAGGCGGTCGTACTCGGCGACGGGCACCATCTTCTGCTGCCCGACCATCTGCGTCGCCAGCACCCCGTCGCCCTCGAACCGGCGCACCCGCTTCGACACCGCCTCTTTCGAGACGCCCTTCAGGCGCGCCAGCTCCGACACGGACAGCATCAGGGGACGCCCGGCCTCACCCGCCGCGTCAACCCCGTCCCGTCCACCCGTCAACGCCGTCAACCCCGTGAAATCGCTGTCCAACTAGAAAACGCCCGCCCTTCGTGTTCCCGCATTGCGTCCGGACCCGGGAAGGACCCGTGGGGCCCGCGGCCACGTTGCCGGTCTTCGGTGAAGGCAGGGGGGAGGAAACGAAAAGGGCCCGGTTCGATCGAACCGAGCCCTTAACCTTTTCATCTGTGAGTGAACATGCCGCAAGTCATAACCGCAAGTCAAGCGGCTCGTGACCTCCGCCCTTTCGCGACCCTGTCGAGCCTCGGCCCGACCCGAGGCCGGAGGTCGGGCAGCACCCTCGGTTCGGCGGCTTCCCAGGGCAGCGCCGGCAGCGGACAGGGCAGCACCTCGACTTCGGCGAGCACACCGTCGAGATCCGCGACGAGCACATCCATCGCCGCCCGCCAGACTTCGGCCTTCGCCCTGCAGACGAGCGACGGAACGGGATCGGGATCGAGGTAGGGCTTGCGATACGCATCGGGATAGGGCCTCCGCCCGCGGGCGTCGTACCCGTCGACCTCTTGCTCGATGGCTTCGCCCTCGACGACGACGACCTGACGGCGGAAGTACCGCGGCCGGCCATTGGCGTGCGTCATGTACCGCAGCTCCGGCGGGTCGACGATCATGTCCGGCAGACCGAGGATGGCAAACTGCTGCACCAGTTCGGACGGGCGACGGCGCAGCATCACCCGGAACACCTCGGTCGCGCACTGGACCTCCAGCCCGTGCAGGTCGACGCCGCACCACGCTCCGACCTCGCCCCCCTCCGGATAGACCACCGGGCAGCCGTCGAGCGCCACCACCGCCTCGTGGATCGCGACGGCGTCCGGATGGGGATCGTCGAACTTCGTCGGGTCGAGCACCACCCCGAAGGCGTTGTCCGGGAGCGTCCACCAGTCCGCGAGGGCGTTCGGCCCAACGGACCCGTTGCCGTAACCCAACACGCCCTCCTTCACCCGGACGCGGCTCTTCGGCAGTTCCTCGCGGTAAGCCCAGCGCACGGCTTCGTCGATCGTCATCCGCTTCATGGTCATCGTCCCGTCAAGGGAGGATCGAATACGATCGTCCCACGCCCAAGATATTGTTTTCATTTGGCTTGGGAGGATTTGGGAGGATGGGAGGATATTTCCGTGTGTACCTCATGTGCGCATGCGCATCATGTGAGACCTCGGCGAAACCCTCCCATCCTCCCAAATCCTCCCATTCCGTTCGTTTTCAACGGCTTGCAGGTGGGAGGTTCGTTCGGCCATCCTCCCATGTCCCCCCGATCCTCCCGACGATCAGGGCGGATGGTCGGGCAAGTCCTCGTAATCGCGCTCGCTCTTCACGAGCACGACGTCCAACCACCACATCACGTTGGATTGCTTGGACCGGAAGCCCCGTTCCTTCATCGCTGCGGACAACCCCTTGGCCGACCACTCCTTTTCCCCGTTCACCCGGGCCCATGCGGAGTGGACGCGGTGAAGGTCGCTCACCTGGACGCGCCCGCCCGGCGATGGTCGGACGGCATCCGCCAGGAACCGGCCGAGCGGGTCGCTGTCCTCTCGATACTGTTCCGTCGCCTCCACCACCGCGTCCGGCCACACCATGCCGCCGTCGAGGTAGTCCCGCAGCCCGTCGAGCAGGCGGTTGAGGATGCCCGACCCCTCGGCCGCGAGCTTCAGCGGCAGGAGCCGGTCGGGCGAGCCCACCGTGACCAGCCACGGCACCAGCACCAGCCGGCGCCAGATGCCCTCGTCCGTGCCGTCGATCGACGGCCGGTAGTTGCCGGACATGGTCAGCTTGAACGCCGGCCGGAACTTGAAGTAGTCGCGGTTGAGGTGCCGCGCCTGGATGGGCTCGCCGCCGGTCACCAGCTTGATCAGCGCCTCGGCGAGCTTGGCGCCCTTCTCGGGTTCGGACGTGCGCAGGAAGCGGACGCCGGGCAGGATGGCGAGATCCGGCGTCGCCGCCCCCGCGTTTCGCCCGCGCCCCTGGTCGAGGAACGTCTCGATCGGGACCGTCTCGCCATAGTCTCCGGCGACGGCACCCCAGGCGTCCACCAGCGTCGACTTGCCGTTCTTGCCCTTGCCGTAGAAGAAGCAGAGCTTTTGCTCGCCGACGTCGCCCGTCAGTGAGTATCCGCCCCATTGGTGCAGGAATCGGCGCATCGCCGGCGCGGGCTGCACCTCGGCGAGGAACCGATCGTAGACCGGCGCCGCCGCGTTCGGATCGTAGATCACCGGGGCGAGCTTGGTGATGTAGTCGCCGGGATCGTGCGGCCGCAGGGTGATCGGGTCGCCCTCGCCGGGGCCGCGGCGGATCACCAGCGTCCCGTTCGCCACGTTGATCCGGAGCGGGTCGGCATCGAGCGCGCTCGGCGCGACGGCGAGATAGGGCGCCGCCTGCGGCGGAATCGGCTTGAGCTTCGCCGCGGCCTCCGAAGACCGCCCCCAGTCCGCGACCTTCTCGCTGTAGAGCTTCACCTTCGGCGGCGTTCCGACCAGGTGGTCGCGATCGGACGCGGCCACGGCCTTCGCTTCGTCCTGGATGCGCCGCACCACGTCGTGGACGGCGCGGGTCACCATCTCGTCGGCCCCCTCGCGCGCCCAGCGCTGCCCGGTCCACACCAGCCAGCCGTGCGCCGCCACGTAGATCAGACGCCCCTTGTAGCGCGCCGCGAACCGCTCGGCGTTGCCGAGATCGGTCAGCGGCTTGAACCCGAGCTCGAGGTCGAGCGCGGCGCTCTCCCCCCACCCCTTGGGCGAAGCGTCGAGCACCGCTCCCGATTGGGAGGATGAAGCGACCGGACCGGCCGAGGGCGCGGGAGTGTGCCCTCCGCCGGACGCACTTCCGTAGTCGTCGAGCCCGCCCGGCGGCACCCATTCCCCTTCGGTCGGCATCGCCGGCGCCATCTCGCGGCGCGCGGCACGGTCCGCCCGCTCGCGGGCCTTGCGGCGGATCTCGCCGAGGTCGGACGGCTTCGCCGCGCCGTCCCGCAGGGCCCGCTCCACCGTGCCCCCCGGCCGCAGCGCCTTGTCGTCGCTCGTCAGGCCGAGGGCGAGGCAGGCGTCGACGAGCACTGCCAGCGCGGTGGAATGGGCGATCGCGCCGGCACCGACGAGATGGCCGATCGAGAGCGCCCTGTCGTTGATGGTCTGGTTCCGCATGCCCGGCTGTGCCGAGGCGATGTCCCGCGCGGCGCTGTCGAGCGCGGCGAGCCCGTAGCGGCGCACCGCCTCGTCTTCGGGCGAGGACGTCGAGGCGGCGCCGGCCTTGGTGGCGGTGGCGGCGGACGTCGCCCGCGCGGCCGCGGCGGCGAAGGCACCCCGCTTGAGCAAAAGGTCGAGCAACCCCCGCCCGAGCGGGCCATCGAGCGGCGGCAGCGCGCGGAGGTCGCCGTAGCCGTCCGGGAAGACATAGGCCTTGCCGTCATCCATGATCGACGGCGGCACGATCACGTAGCCGCCGTCGCCGCGGACGTCCACGTGCTCGCGGATGGCCTCGGCAACGCCGGCGACCTTGGCGAACAGCCCGACCCTGTTGCCTACGGCGACGCCGTCGGGGGCGGCGAACCACAAGTGCAGGCCGCCGCTCTGCGTCACCGATCGCACGGGGAACACCCGCGTTTCCGCGCCTTCCGCGACGGTCATCTCCCCGGCGGAAACCGCCCACTCGAACAGCGCGTGCAGCATGACCTCGACCGGGTGCGTCCGCGGGTCGAGGTCGATCACCACCACCCCCGACCGCGCGCCGGTCGGCATGCCGATCAGCGCCTTCGGCCATCGCCGCCACCAGCCCCGGATCGTCTCGGCATCGGTGGTCGCCAGATAGAGACCGCCGTCCTTCGCGCCGGGCGCGCTCTCCCGCGGCACCAGGGGCCGCTTGCCCTCGCCCTTGGCGGCCGAAGGCGAGCACGGGAACACCGGAACCCCGGCGGCGGCCCAGGCGAGCGCGGCGGCTAGGAGCGGATTGTCGTTGCTCATCCCCCCGGCCCTCCGAACAAATCCGACTGCCCGCGCGACACTGCGCGCTCCCGCGCCCGCCGAGAGGCGATGTCGAACAGCACCTTCTCGCCGCGCGCGACCCGGCTCGAAATGCCGCTCGCGACGTCGAGGCGGGCGCGGTGCGCGACAGCCTCGGTCTGGTCGACCGAGATCGCCCCGGCCGCGATCGCGCGATCGCGGGTCGCCTGACAGACGTCGAAGTGCAGCCACGTCGCCGTCGGCGGCTGCTGCATCCAGCGGCGCGAAAGGCCGATCCGATCGGCCATCGCCAGCAGCTCCGACTTGGAGTCCGCCCACATGTGGCTCATCAGCATCCGCCCGAGCGGGCGGCGCGCGTCGTCGACATAGACCGCCATCATCACCTCCCCGGCACGTGGTCGCGGCAGTACCAGGAACCCGGCCGTCCCTTTCGGATCGACACGGCAATTCCGAAGGGCGCGTATGACGACCCGCACACGGCACATCCAACGGTCGGCTCGCGCGCCGGCGCGACCGGCGGCGAAGGAGACGGCAGGGCGGAGAACAGATCCGGCGCGCTCATTCGGCCGCCTCGCGTCGCTCGGCCATGTCGGCGCAATTGGCGGCGACCAGCGCGGCGGCGATCGGAGGGCACACGCTGTTGCCGCACATGCGCACCTGCGCCGTCTTCGTCAGCGCGCGCCGCTCGCCAGCGAAGTCCCCTTCGGCGATGACGTAGTCGTCGGGAAAGCCCTGCGCCCGGAAGAGCTCGCGCGGCGAGAGCATCCGCATGCCGATGTCGACGATCTCATAAGGTTCGCCGTGGATCGTCACCAGACCGAAGCGCGGCTTCGTCGTCGCCGTGTGCAGCGGCTCACGAAGATCCTGCCCGACGGCGGTGTCGTAGTACTTCGCAAGAAACGCACGGACCTCTGCCGTGTGGGTGCCGCCGGCCGTCACCGTCCGAAGCAGTTCCCGCGGATCGCCGCCGCTGCCCTCGTTGCTGCCGTAGTGATGGCCGAGGAAGGCGGCAACGAGCGCATGGTGCGTACCGCCCGCCACGATCGTCCGCGTCGGTTCGCCGACCGCATAGTGCGGCTTGTCGCCGAAGTTCGACTTCACCATCAACGCGGCGGCGAGGCTCCCGCCGTTGGCGGTCGGCACCACGGCCGGCGCCGGACGGTCGATCGCGACGGTTCGCGGTTCCTGACCCTCCCGCTCGCCGTAGCGGGGCACGAGATACGGGGCGACGAGCGCATGGTTGTTGCCGCCGGCCTGCACCGTCGGCAAAGGCTCGAACGGCCCGTAGGCGCGACGGCCGCCGCTGTCGCCATGCGCGATGCCGGCGACGAAGGGCGCGACGGTCGCCTCGACCACCCCGAGCGGCGCCGCGCCGCCGGGGCGTGTCACGTGCCCGTTCGCCGTCACCGTCGGCAGAGGGGCGCGCATGTCGGCTCCCACGCTGTTTTCGCGGAACTTTGTGACATGGGGCACGACGAGGGCGTGCTCACCGCGGGCGGCCGTCGTCACGGTCCGAACCGGCTCGTCGATCGGGTGCGCCCGCGGCGCACCGGTGTGCGTGATCGGCACCAGGAACGCGTCGTCGCCGGCCTGGAACACGTACCGCATCAGCCCCTTGAAGATCCGCGCCATGGTCGCGTCGGCGAGCGGCCGATTGGCACCGACGGCGCGCCCCTCCTCCTTGGTGAGAAAGATCGAGGGGCAGGCCAGCGACCAGTCCACGATGTCCGCTGCCGTCCGCCACGGGGCACGACGGCCGTCGCGCACCTCGGCGCTATCCGGCGCACCGTGCGTCGGTTCCGGCCACACGATCGGCCGGCCGTCGCGCCTGGCGATCAGGAACAGCCGCTTGCGCATGGTCGGGGCGCCGTAGTCGCAGGCGCGCAGTTCGCGCCACTGCACCCGGTAGCCGAGGCGCCGCAGCTCGCCGACCCAGCGATCGAAGGTCTCGCCCTTGCGATCGGGGCACGGAATGAACGCGCCAGCCCCCGGCGACACCTCGACGAGCGGGCCCCAGTGCTGGAACTCCTCCACGTTCTCCAGGATGATCACACGGGGCCGCGCTCGCCGTGCCCACAGGATCACCGTCCACGCGAGGTCGCGCACCGAGCGCTTGACCGGCTTGCCCCCCTTGGCCTTGCTGAAGTGCTTGCAGTCCGGCGAGGCCCACAGCAGCCCGACCGGCCGCCGACCCACCACCTCGAGCGGATCGACCTGCCAGATGTTGCGCGACAGATGCACGGTGTCCGGGTGGTTGGCCGCGTGCAGCGCCAACGCCTCGGGGTCGTGGTTGATGGCGTAGTCGGGCGAGCGGCCGAGGGCCATCTCGATCCCGGTGGAGGCCCCGCCGCCACCGGCGAAACTGTCGACGATCAGTTCCCTCATCCGCCCCTCCCGGTCCAGATCTCGACGACCCGCCGCGACGCGCCGAGCGCCCGGGCGATCCGCCATGTCGCCCACCCGAGCGCGCCGAGCCGGGCCGCCACGCGCCGACGGCGGGCGGAGCGAGCGCGCACCACGCGCACTTTCAGAGGCGGACGCCCGCCGCGGCGCCGCAGCACCAGGAGGTCGGTCATTCGCCACCTCCGAACAGCCCATCGCCCTCCGCCTCCGCCGCCACGCCGAAGCGCTCGACGTCCCCGGGCATCGTCAGCGCCTCGCGGCACCCGACCGGAATCCACGTCAGGCGGGTATCCCCCGCGGCAAACACGCGCTTGCGCCACACCACCCAGGCATAGGACGTCGCGGTGTTGCCCTCCGGTTCCCAGCGCCCGCGGTGCATCGGCACCCGCCCGGCGCGGGATCAGCCCGGCCGGCACGCCCCATTCCGCGGCGGCGACGCGCAGCAGCGCGAGCACGCGGCCCGCGAGGGTGGGCCCCTCCGCGCCGCCCTGCGCCGCGAGGTCCACGTTGTCGCCGACGAAGGCGCGCAGCACGGCGACCTCTTCCAGGGCCGCGGCGCGCTCGGCCGCCAGCCGCGCGACCTCGCGGCGCAGCCGCTCGATCTCCCCGGCGCGCTCGGCGTCGACGCCTTCCCCGGCGTCGGCGCGCTCGTCGACCGGGATCACGGCGCAATAGGCGCCGGTGACCGGGTCGCGGGTCACGATCCGGTCGAAGTGCAACGGCTCCATCCACATCAGCCGGGCGAGGTGGCGCTCGCACTCCTGCCGCCACTTCTCCCGGAGGCGGACGTCCGCCGAGGCGTCCGCCGGCAGCGGGCGCGGCGTTGCCCGGGCCAGGATCGCGCGCGTCGCCGCTTCGCGACCGGCGCGGGTCAGCGGCAGCGGCACGACCGTGCCGACGAGGCCGCCTCCGAGGGGAGCGTTCACGACCGCCCCCCGCGGCGCCCGCAGCGCCAGCCGTGGACGAACCAGCCCGGATGTTCGGCCGCCCAGGCGTCGGCGACGGCGCGCCCTCCGAGGGCGCACCCCATCACCGACGCGGGGCCCGGGATCGAGACCCACGCGCACCGGGCGGGCTCGGCCGAGAGACAGACGAGGACGGTGAGCATCACCATCACGAAACACTCCGACCGGCCTTGACGCGCTGTCCTGCCCGCCCGGCGAATTCAGGGAGAAAGAACCCGCGTCGAGCGCCGCCGACGAGTTGGACGTGCCGTTCCTTGGTGACGGTGCCGAGCGTGTCGTCGCCGCGATGGTGGCCGTCGACCCAGACCCAATAGGGCTCGGCGACGCCGTCGATCAGGCGCCAATGGCCGATGACGAGATGGCCGCGCACCCCGGCAAAGCTTTCGACGGGTTTCAAGATCCCCCGGTGCATCGCGGTCTTCGGAAGGATCAGGTCCACGACGTTGTAGGAATGCACAGGGCTGCCGGTCTGCGCCCGTCGCCGCGCTGCCGCCCGCATTGCCTTGTCGACCGGCGATCCCATTACGCGCCGCGTCGAGGTCACGCGGTTGTTGGACAGCGCCAACACCATCGAGGCCCAAGTGCCGAGTGCAAGGGATGCAAAGTCTCTTGGGACAGCATCGTCATGCGCAGCGATCTGAATTATATCAGGGTGTACGTATTGAGCTATGAGCTGGGCGCGTCCATCAACGCCCGAGAACACACAAATCTTACGGCCAAGGCAAAGAAATCCAAAACAAGCAGTTGACGCCTCGATCCAAAACGTCGGGGATGGCTTGAGGGTGAATGCCATTTCTACGATATCACGGGTATTTCGCCCTCGGCATTCCGTCAACGTCGCTTGTAACGCCTCGCCGGAAAACACGAACCGGTCGCAAAGCGCCGTCGGTCCTACCGATCCAGGCACGTGGTTCCGGTCCGGCATCTTGAGAATGTCCTTCGCCATCCTCTCTTCCTCCCAGAACGGAGCGGCCTGGGCGCACAGGCGATCGGCAAGCAGCTTCATCGCGCGTCACTCCCCGAGTTCGGCGAGATCGGCGTCGACGGCGCGCTGTCGCGCCAAGCCGCACCACAGCGCGACGGCATAGCCGCCGATCGCGAGCACGGCGGTCAGCCCGAGCACGGCGAGCGGGGTCGCGACGGCGAGGGTCGCGGCGTCGGAGATCGGATGCACGCACATGGGTCAGCCCCTCCCTGCCATCGGCAATATCGCAATTTGCGTTGAATTGGACTGGACAGAGCTACCGCAATATGCGATGTTTCGACCATGAAAACGGTCACCTACTCCGCCCCCGCCCTTCGCGCCCTCGGCAAGCACAAGGCCGATGCCAAGCGGATCATGGACAAGGTCCGGCGCTACGCGGACACCGGCGCGGGTGACGTCAAGCAGTTGGTCGGCTCGACCGATCGCCGCCTTCGCGTCGGTGACTTCCGGGTCATCTTCGCCGAGACGGCCGACACCATCACCGTTCTGACGATCGGCCCGCGCGGCGCGGTCTACGACTGAGAGGACACCATGAACGTCAAGATCCAGACCATCGAAATCCCGGGCGGCGAGCCCATGGTGGTGATGACGCGGTCCGACTTCGAGGCCCTTCGCGACGCCGCGGATGCCGCCGAAGCCGCCGCGGTCCGCGCCGGCATCGCACGCGGCGAGATCGAGACCTTCACCGAGGAGGAGACCCTCGCCTATCTCGCCGCCGCGACCCCGCTCGCCTTCTGGCGTCGCCGACGTGGCCTCTCCCAGCAGGCCCTCGCCGCCGCGGCCGGCATCAGCCAGAGCTACGTCGCCGACCTCGAGGCCGGCCGCCGCAAGGGCGATCCGGCGCTGTTCCTGCGTCTGGCGCGCGCGCTCGGCGTCGCCATGGAGGCGATCGTCGTCGACGAGGAGCGCGGGGCCGGCGAGTGACCGCCGAGGGACCGGTCGCGTCATCCCTCATCCCCCCACCACCTTGAGGCCGCCCCGCGCCGCGGCGATGTCGCTGCGCATGCCGGCGACCGCCCGGTCGAGCTCCGAATAGCTGCGCTCCAGCGCCGCGAGCTCGGCCGGCGTCAGCCGCCCGTCGGCCATCGCCTCGGCGCCGACCGCCGCCGCCTCGGCGGCCGCCCGGATCGCCGTGGCATGCGCGCCCCACACGCCCGCCGCCTGCCCGCCGGCACCGTCCGGCCCGGTCAGCGCGCGCCCGGCGTGCTCGGCCATCACCTCGGTGACGAGCGGCTGGCCGGTCTCGCGCTCCAGCGCCATCGCCGCCGTCAGCGGAATCACCGCGCCGTCGTCCGTGTTCGCCCAGCGCTCCACGTTGCTCTTGGAGTATTTCGCCACCTCCGCAGCCCGCTTGAAGCCTCCGGCGAGCGTGACGAGGTCCCGCGTCGCCGCCTTCAGTCTGTAGAGCCATTGATCCTGGTGCATGACGTCCTCGCGTGACCTGTCCCGCGCCGGGAACCGACGCTCGTTTTTCCCGTGGCGGGAGGACTGCATTTCCCCGATGGTCCCTTTGTCGAACCATTCACCAGGGGATTACCGATGACGGACCCTGACAAGCCCGGGCGGCGCGCCGCAGCAGCCCGTCGGCTCTCCGACGCGCTCGCTCGCCTCGCGCTGCTGCAGGCGATCGCGGCCACCACCCCGCCCGGCCCGTCGAGCGGCGGAGGCGGCGCCGGCCGGCGGGGAGGAAGCGCCGGCGAGCCGGGCGGGACGGCCGATGGCGCCGGGGTCGACGGCGCCACCGATGGAAGAGAGGCCCTCTTCGTCAGTCATGAAGAAGTCTTCCGCCGAAAGCGCAATGCCACGCATCTTCGCAGCTCTTAGCAGCACAGGAACATGCCGCGTCGGGATGACCCCGCCGGTTCCGCCGCTGTCGCCCTTAGGAAGGCGCCAACGGCACACACGAGACACGTCAACCTGCGCGATCTCCGCGACTTCGGAGACCCCTCCCAGGCGCAAGATGATGGAGGCAGCGGGATCGCAATGAGTACTCATGGCTGTACTATGCGTTTATCGCATAGGCTTGTCAACTGGAATCATGCCCTATTCGCACATGACTGCATAGGGTCTGCCGTGCGACAAACGCATATGCACGCGAAAGCCGACCCGTACCTTGAATGGTTGAACGCCGGTTTATCCAAGCCCGGCAAATCCCAGTCCGGTCTTGCCCGGGCGATGGGGGTTGACCCGTCTGTCGTGAACAAGATCAGTAATGGAAAGCGCCGGCTGAAGTCCTCTGAAATCCCGATCGCGGCCACTTACATTGGAGAGCCTGCGCCAGCGCCAGACGAGCTTCAATACGTTCCGATTGACGAGGACGGGGCGCCATCGAGCCCTTCATCATCAATTGGGATGGATGGTCCGCGCATGGTCTACACGCCGGAGGTGTCCGGCGCATCTCCTGAGGTTGACGTGCGCGGTGGCGCAGGGGATGGGGCAATCGGGAACGCAGCAATTTTCGCGCTGCCAGCCGGCGGCTCGGCGACCGGGCATGAGGTCATCGGCGAATGGCTGTTTCCCATGCCATTCCTCCGCCAGGAGCTGAAGGCCCGTCCAGGCTACACGGTCGTTGTTGAGGTTCAGGGCGATAGTATGCGCCCAACCTTGGAGCCGGGGGATCGGGTCATTGTAGACCTTTCGCAGAACAGGCTTGGGCCGGATGGCGCGGTCTATCTCATTTCCGATGACGACGGCGAGCCGCAGGTAAAACGCATCCAGAAAACAGATGGTGAGCCGCGCAAAGTGCTGGTCACTTCCGACAACCCAGCTGTCCGTGATCGACCCATGCGCGCAGATCGCGTCAAGATCATTGGACGAGTCGTAGGGCGATTCACGCGGCTGTAATTAAAGGAGATAAGGATGCGTTATTGTCTCCCTAAGATAACAGCTTTTGTTTTTTGGGCTATTACTGCGGCTCCGGCACATTCGGGAGACGAGATAATATTCGGACATTGGTCTGTACTAAAGATGAATTGGGGATACCAGGTGCAATTTCGGTCAAATGCATACGACAGATCAGCAGAAATCTCTTCAGTCGCGTGGTTCAAATGTAATTTAAAAGATGGAATTTTCTTGGTAATAGCTGTATTCCCGGCACCACAGGAAATACAAACTACTGATGTTATTTTTTGGAACGACAGCGGATCGAGGGGTAGAATGAAAGTTTATTACTCAAATGGAGTATATATATCCGATATTCTTAAAAAAGATTCTGATGAGTTGAACAATTTCGTAAGAACGATAGCGTCTGCACGAGCTCATTTGCGTATTAGCATCGGTGGATCATCATTCGATTATGACGCCATTGATGCGACCGCCGCCATTGCGGAGTTTGATAAATACTGCCCGATTGGTCTCCAAGCTGGGGGTAGATAGCTTTAGCCCTATGCCCACGCCGAGCATCGGCGCATATCCAAACTTCGTTCGCCCCACCCCACTGTTCCGATCTCCGCAGCCTTTAGCCGCTCCGGTGTAGCCGTCTTCCCGGAAAAGCGCAGGTTGCCCCCCCCCGATCTGACCCTTCTGAATGTAAAATTATGCTGTTTTCGCACATTCTGAGTTGACATGACTGTGCGATAAGCGCATACACCCCATCACCGACGCATCGCGTCACCTGATGGGGGCTACAGTGTTTGACCTCGTTCCCTGGATCGCGGCGATCGCCTCGACCCCCGTGTATCGCACGGGGATCGCACGCGATCGTTCGGGATCACCGGACTTCGGGGAACGCACCGGCGTTGTGCGGCAGCAGGTGGCGGGTCAGCGCCTGCCAGCGGGTGACCGCGAGGCGCTTGGCCGTCTCGCCGAACAGGCTGGCCTGCGCCGCGTTGTAGGCCACCACGTCGACCGCCCGCATCGCGGGCCGCTCCTCGCCGTAGAGCCGATGCAGGCACCCCTCGAACCGGGCGGCCCTCGCGGCGTCGAGCGGCTCGGCTTCGACGATGTCGGCCATGAGGTCGTGAAAACGCCGCTGCAGCACCGCGTGTTCCGCGGCCTTGCGGCCGAGGCCGAACACCAGGTCCACCGCCGCGCTCACCGCCGCGACGATCGAGAATGTCACGCCGACGGCGCCGTATTCGTGCCCGAAGGCCGCAATGGCCCCGGACGAGGTCAACACCGTCGCGAACTTCAGGACGTTGTCGGTGACTTCGTAGAAGTTGCGCCGCGCGCCGTTGTAGAGCGCGCAGCGCAGGGCCTCGGCCTTGAGCCTCTCGGTCAGCGTCCGGGCGGGCGCACCCCCGGCGGGTTGGATCGCGGCGGGTTCGGCGAGGGCGGCGGCGGCGGGGCCGGCCGCGGCGGGCTCGGCGTCGGCGGATTCGCCATGTCCCATGATGGCACTCCCATTCGTGTAGCTCCTCGGTGGCAAGTCGGTTCGAGGGGTTGCGCGAGCCGGGCCGTCGGCGCGGCCCGGCACTCTTCTACCACGGCGCTCCATCGCACTTCCATGCCACCTCAGGACACGGAGTTCACGGCGTTGTCCGATCCCGACGCTCTCCCCCGGTTTTCCACCGCGCTGCGCGACGCCGGGCGCGCGCTCGCCGAGGCCGCCACCACGCTTCGCAGGGCCGCCGAAGCGGTCGAGGTCACACCCGTCGGCGAGATCCTCCGGGCGCTCGGCGCCGATGTCGGGCCCCTGGGCGATGCCCTGGAGCGCCCGGACGAGCCCCCGCGCGCCGAGATGCTCGCCGCCGGCCCGATCCGCCTGCGCATGGCCGGCGACATCGCCGATCTCTCGCGCGACCTCGCCGAGGGCGTCGTGACGCGCGCCGATCTGGAGCGGCGCGGCTGGACTCGGGCGCAGATCCGTCTCCACGGCCCCGCCGCCATCCAGCTCGCCGCCGAACTCGCGGGAGAGGCGCGATGAGCTCTGTCCTTCCCTGGCTCGCCGGAGCCTGTGCCGCCGCCGTGGCCCTCGTCGTCATGCTCCGCGAGGAGCTCGCCGCGCGCCCGGTGCCGACGCTCCTGCGCACCGCCGCCGACGGCGCGGCCATGCTCGCCACCGGCGCGCTCGCCGTTGCCCTGGTGCTCGGTGCCGTCGCGCTCGCCCCGCCGCCCGCCGGCCAACCCACCCCCGTCGTCGCCACCGCCGCCCGCGCGGCCTGACCGCGCCGCCCGCCACACCCCCGAGGACGCCTCATGACCTGGATGCAGACCGGCACCGGCCGGGCGATCGACCTGATCGCTCCTCTCGTCACCGACATCGACTTCGCCGGCGACGTCGCCGGCCCGCTCGCTCGGACCGCCCGATGGGCCGGCCAGACCCCGGCCGGGCCGATCTCCACCGCCCAGCACTGCGCCGTCGGCACCCAGGCGATCCTCCGGGACACCGGCAATCGGGAGCTCGCCGCCGCCTTCCTCTTGCACGACGCGCACGAGGCCTTCGTCACCGACATCACCCGGCCGACGGCCGAGGGGATCGCGGCGATCGCCTACCAGCTCGCCCGAGACGAGGCCGGCGACTTCGCGGCGCGCGCCGTCGAGCGCTTCACCGTGCGCGCGCTCCACGAGATCAAGGCGCGCCTCGACGCGGCGATCTATCCGGCCGCCGGCCTGCCGTGGCCGCTGCCGCGCGTCGTCGCCATGGCGGTCAAGGACTGGGACGACCGTCTCCTCCAGACCGAGCGCCTCCTCCACATGGCGCCCTGCGGCCGGCCGTGGGGATGGGATCATGCGCCCCCGCGCGCCGTCGAGCTCAAGCCCGCTTGGACCCGCCCGTGGCCGTGGCCCGAGGCCGCCGACCGCTGGTTGGCGCTGCTCCACGACCTCTGCCCCGTCACCCGGCGGACGGCCGCCTGAGAGACCGCGAGGGACCGATGTCGAGATCCATCAACCGCGTCACCCTCCTCGGCCACCTCGGGGCCGATCCGGAGAGCCGCCGGACCCAGGACGGCCGGCTCGTCGTCACCTTCCGCATCGCCACCGGCGAGGCGTGGCGCGACAAGACCACCGGCGAGCGCAAGGAGACCACCGACTGGCACACGGTGGTGATCTTCAACGAGGGCCTCGCCAAGGTCGCCGAGCAGTATCTGCGCAGGGGCTCGCACGTCTGCGTCGAGGGCCAGCTCAAGACGCGCAAGTGGCAGGACCAGTCCGGGCAGGACCGCTACGCCACCGAGGTCGTGCTCCAGGCCTTCCGCGGCGATCTGGTCCTGCTCGACCGGTCCGAGCGCCAGGCGCCCGACGAAACCGCCTACGGCGCCGCCCGCACCCGTCCCGATCGCCCCGACCCGACCGCCGCAGCGGCCCCGCCCTTCGACGACGAAGTGCCGTTCTGAGGAGAAGAGACCATGTCCAGTCCCGTGTTCCGCCGCCTGACGGACCTCATCGGCTTCGTGGCGCGCGGCCGGTTCGCCGAGCGCTGCGACCAGCACCTCGCCGACGCGCTCGCCGCCCTCGAGGCGCAGCCGGACGGCTCCGGCACCGTCACCCTCACGGTGACGCTGACGATCTCCGCCCAGCAGGACCGCCTCGACGTCAAGCCGAGCGTCAAGAGCAAGCTCCCGGAGGAGAAGGGCTTCTCGGCGACGCCGTTCTGGCTCGTCGACGGCGCCTTCTCCGTCCAGCACCCCAGTCAGGCCGACATGTTCCCCCGCCCCGTCGGCGACCGTTCCACCGGCTGAGATCAGCCACGACCAGAGAAAGGACCATCATGACCGACGAACAGTCCGACATCGCCGCGGCGGAGGGGCAGATCCCCGTCCTCGTCGCCAATCCGCTGCAGATCCCCGCCGGCGCCGACGGCGTCGAGGCGATCGCCGAGCTCGCCGCCAAGGCCAACGCCTTCGATCTGCGCTGGCTCGGCACCGACGGTCTCGGCACCAACCTGCCGCCCGAGGTCCCGATCCTCTACGATGCCGCCAAGGGGCAGGTGCGGAGCATCCGGCCGGAGATCGAGGCCTATCGCCTCGGCCCCGACCGGCGCCGCGGTACCGCCGAGGTCACCACCCTGAAGAGCTTCGCCGACCTTCTCGACCGCCACAAGGACGAGGGCTCGGCCGTCTTCGCCGTGACCACGTGGCCCGAGCCGCGCTTCGTCGGCGTGGTCGATTACCACGATCTCGACAACGAACCGCGGCACATGGAGCACCGCATCGTCTACCGCTTCCCGCTGACCCCGGAGTTCAAGACCTGGGTCGAGATGAACGGCAAGCGGATGGAGCAGGCCCTGTTCGCCGCCTTCCTCGAGGAGCACGCCGCGGAACTGGCGGCGCCGACGGAGGCCGAGATCGTCGAGTACGAGCGGCTGTTCAAGGAGCGCTTCGCGACGCCCGCCCATCTCCTGGAGCTGTCCCGTTCGCTCGAGGTGTTCGTCGGCGCCAAGGCCAAGCGCGCCGAGCGTCTGCAGACCGGCGAGCGCACCGTCGAGTTCGTCGAGGAGCACCGCAACGGCGCCGGCGAGAAGATCGAGATCCCCGGCATCTTCATGGTCTCCGTCCCGGCCTTCCTCGACGGCGACCCGATCCGCATCCCCGCCCGCCTGCGCTACCGCCTGGGCGCGGGCACCATCGAGTGGTTCTATCAGCTCTACCGCTGGGACTTCTGGCTCCGCGACCGCGTCCAGCAGGATCTCCTCTGGGTCGCCAAGCAGACCGAGCTCCCCTGTTTCGAGGGCACGCCCGAGACCACCCGTTCCGGCGCCTGACCGCGAGGTCGGCGCCGGCCCGGCCGGCGGGAAGCCCTCCCGCCGGCCACCCATCCCACCGGACGCATGGAGGGACACCTTGAACCTGCTGCCGATCCTGCTCTTTGCCGCCGGCGTCGCGACCGCGATCACCTCCACCCCGGGCGAAACCCTTCGGATCGTCGACGGTGACACCGTCGCCCTCGGCCGCGAGCGTATCCGTCTCGAATCGATCGATGCACCCGAGCGCTCGCGCCCGCACTGCCGCGCCGAGGCCGAGGCCGCCACGGCCGCGTCCGAGCGCCTCGCCGAGCTGCTCGACGTCGAAACGGTGACGATCGCCCGCCACGGTCGGGACCGCTACGGCCGCACCCTCGCCACTCTGACGACGCCCTCCGGCGACGTCGGCGCGGTACTGGTCGCAGAGGGTCTCGCACTCCCGTGGAGGCCGGGCAAGGCCGCTCACGACGAGCGGACCGCGCACTGGTGCGGGCCGGGCAATACCTCGTCGCCGTGATACTTCCCACGAGGAGTGACGATCGATGGCCGTACAGACCATCAACCTCCGTCTCACACCCCGGCGCCTCCTGAAGGCGAGCGAGGCGGCCGAATATTGCGGCCGATCGCGCAAGACCTTCGCAACGGAATGCCCGGTCGCTCCGATCGCCTTTCCGAACGGCGATCGGCTCTACGACATGCACGACCTCGACCGCTGGATCGACGCCCTGAAGGCCGGCGACACCGCCGACGACATCGTCGCGAGGCTCGGGTGACCGTCGTTCGCGTCAAGGGCTTCAAGATCTTCAAGGACCGCCACGGGCGGATGCGGTGCTATCACCGCGCCACCGGCACCCCTGTCGACCTCGTCAAGGCACCGCTCGGCACGGCCGAGTTCTTCGCGGCTTGCGCGACCATTGCGGCGACGCTGGCGGTGGCGCCGGATCCGAAGCCCGGGACGCTCGGGATGCTCGTGTCGCTCTACCGCGCTCACGACGCCTTCGCCGCGCTCGCCCCACGCACGCGCGCCGACTACCAGCGCATCTTCGACTACCTCAAACCGATCGCCGACACCCCCCTCTCGAGGTTCGACGCCCCGACCGTCGCCCGCATCCGCGACAAGGCCGGGCAGCGCGGACACCGCCACGGCAACTACGTGCGACAGGTCCTGTCCATCGTGTTCGCATGGGGCGCCGAACGCGGGCACGTGGCCGGCAACCCGGCCGCGCTCGTGAAGGGTCTGAAGCGGCCGAAGGATCGCCCGGACGCCAACCGGCCGTGGACCGACGCCGAGCTTCATGCCGTGCTCGCCGCCGCGCACCCGCACCTTCGCGCCGTCCTCGCCCTGATGGCCTACACCGGCCTCGGGCCGAAGGACGCCGTCAAGCTACCGCGATCGGCGCTGAAGGAGGGCCGGATCGCGACGCGGCGCTCCAAGACCGGCGAGGCCGTGTACTGGCCGTGCCCTTCGCCGCTCCTGGCCGAACTGGCGGCGATGCCCGCTCACGACGCCGTCACGCTCTGCGCGTCCTCGCGCGGCCGTCCGTGGTCGCAGGACGGCGTCCAGGTGGCTTTTCAGCGGATCAAGAAGGAGTTGGAGCCGGTGGGTGCGATCGGCCCCGGGCTGACGCTCTATGGTCTCCGGCACACCGTCGCGGTGATCCTTCGCGAGTGCGGGTTCGACGAGCGAACCATCGCCGACGCGCTCGGGCAGAAGACGATCGAGATGGCGCGCCACTACGCGAAGGGCGCCGACCTCACCCGCAAGATGGCCGGCGTCGTCGAGTCGTTCGACGCGGAGTTGAACAGACGAAGGGCGAAGCCTGTCAAGCCGGATTGAGAGAGTGTCGAACCCGCCCCGCGGTCGCGGACCTATCAGCCATATGCTCCCGCCGCATACAGGTTGTGACTCTTTCAGTTGATTTCCATCAACCATGCGCGTCATAGTGATGGTGAAGTCACGGCTTTTTCGTGGCGACTGCGGGGATTACATCATGATTTCAAGGCTTTTCACCGCCGCACTCGCGGCGGTGACCCTGTCCGGCTGCGCCACGGTGGTTCGCGGCGTCACGGAAGAAGTTCGCGTGGAGGTGGCTCCCTCGAACGCCCTGATTGCCACGTCGATCGGCCACACCTGCAAGGGCATCCCTTGTCGCCTCGAGGTCAGCCGCAAGACCGAGTTCTCGGTCACGGCCTCGGCGCCGGGCTATCGTGACGAGACCGTTTTCGTGAGCACGGCCATGTCGGGCGGCGGGGCCGCCGGCATCGCCGGCAACGTCCTGGTCGGTGGCGTCATCGGTGTCGGGGTCGATGCCGTGAGCGGAGCGACACTGTCGCACTCACCCAATCCCGTGTTGATCGCTCTCACGCCGGTTAATCCCAAGAACCCGGCCACCCCCTTCGTCAGCCGCGCAGATTTGCAAGCCAAGATCGACGCAGAGAAGCCGCCGGTCAAGAAATCCAAGCCGCCGGTCGGCTGATCTCTCCTGCCACGGGAGCGGTGATGATGATGCGCACGCAACGGGCCACCGTCGAATACATCGCGCCGCTCCTGTCGCAACTGGCGCAGATGGCCGAGCGCGACGGCCTGCCCGAGCTCGCCTATCTCCTCGCGATGGCGCGACAGGAAGCTGCCGACCTCGCAGAGCGTTTCGCTGACGCGGACGACTCGATGGAGTAG